GCCGAGCCATAAAGCCAAGTATAAACCTGAGAGCTTGTCGATTATTATGGCGCCGACCGAGAGACAGGCGTATTTGAACATGCAAAAGATAAAGACCTTTATTAAACTGGACAAGACCTTCCCCAAAATTGACAGATACAGCGACCAGTTGATAGAGTTAAACAACGGATCAAGAATAGTGGTCGTGCCTGCCACAGAGACATCGGCGCGCGGAGATTCCAAACCGGACATAATTATCCTTGACGAGGCGAGCCGTATTGATGAAGCTGTCTATAAATCAGGCGTAGTTCCCATGCTCACCGAGAACCCCGACTGCGAGTTGATTGACATAAGCACCCCGAACGGCAAATTCGGCTTTCATTTTAACGCCATGAACAATCCCAAGTGGGAGCGATACGAGATTAGAGCGCCTTGGGAAGTAGACGAGATAAACTTTACTCTATACGAAGCGGAACCAGAGGAAACATATCAAAAGAAATTAAAAGAAAAGGGAATAATCGGGTATTACTCACCACGGCACAGGAACAAAGAAGAACAATTGTTTAACCTTGGCGAGATGGGCTGCCTCATGTACAGGCAGGAATACGGCGTAGAATTCGTTGAACCAAGCGATCAGGTATTTAGTTATGATGAGATTGAAAGGTTATTCGTAAACAAGATTGAAGCATTAGACTTTGAGGAAATTGGCGAGGCTGAGGCTTTGACATTTTAATTGACGTGTGATAAATTGGTAGCGAGAGGTAATTTGTACTAATAGATTTAACAGGACAAACATTCGGACGCTTGACGGTAATCTCTTATGCCGGACAGGCAGATGGTAAACGATCTCATTGGAACTGCGTATGCGATTGCGGAAAAAAAACGACAGTAATAAGCTATAGTCTTCGAGCCGGTATAACAAAATCATGTGGTTGCCTACAAAAAGAAACAATTAAAAAAATAAGACTTACTCATGGGATGTCTAAGACTAGATTATTTACAATTTGGGATAACATGAGGCGTCGTTGTTATGATAAAGGCGCTACAGGTTATAAATACTACGGCGGGCGTGGTATAAAAGTATGTAAAAAATGGCAAGACTTTATTCCCTTTAAGGATTGGGCTTTATCACATGGCTATACTGATGACCTAACCATTGACCGCATAGACAATGATGGCAATTACGAGCCAGACAATTGCCAATGGATAACGCATAAAGATCAACAAAAGAATAGGCGAAATGTAAAAAAGGTTAAAGCCTATGCATGAGTTTATACTTGCAGGCGATATAGGAAAAAAAAGAGACGCATTTTCTCTCATGTTACTCCAGGACAACGCGCAGATACTCGATGGCAATAAAACCCTTGGCACACCTGATAAAGTAATTCACTTTTACGATATAGTTAAAATCGAAAAATACCACGGACTTGGCTACGAAGAGGGCGCGGATCGAATCTATCAGGTCATGCAACACCCCAGACTAAGATTAAACACAGACCTTTTACTTGACGGCACAGGCATAGGAGACGCAGTAGTAGAGCTTGTCAGAAAGCGAGGACTATGCCCTATACCCATAATCTTCTCAGGCGGAAACGCTCCAGTGGAACATCATGCCCAATTCGGAAACATATTCAAGGGACAGGACAGCACTCTCTCAGGCTTACAGGTTATCGAGAATATCAGCGTGCCAAAGAAAGACTTGGTTGACGCGGGTAAAGTCATGATTCAACAGGGTAGATTAAGAGTAGCGCCGGGAAGGTGGAAAGATGATTTTAAAGAACAATTGCAGAGATTTAAGGGCAAGGTAAACGAGAAGACGAAGAATATCAAGTACGAAGCGGAGACAGAGGCAGTGCATGACGATCTTGTGGTTGTCTTTTTGATGGGCGCTTGGTGGGTTTTAAACAGAAGAGAGAAGGGAGCGCAGGAACGAACAGCGCCGCAGAGCGAAACATACGGCTTTGAGCCATTCGACTATTGTTAAGGGGGAATTTGTAAAGATAGGTAATTGTAATTTATATAACATTGATTGCATAGAATTAATGAAGAAATACCCCGACAAACACTTTGATATTGCCATAGTAGATCCGCCTTTTGGTATAGGCGCAGATTGGAAAAAAAGGAAGCGTAATAATTATAAAGCAACAAGTTATACTAACAACAATATTCCATGTAAAAATTATTTTGATGAACTTGAAAGAGTATCAAAGAACTATATTATATTTGGATATAATTATTTTACAGAATATCTGGGGAGTACTAATCATATAATTGTTTGGGATAAAATTGCAGCTGATAACATTCATATAAGCTCTCACGCAGAGTTAGCCTATAGCACTTTTAAGAAACCAATGCTTGTTATAAGAACACCTTGGGACGGCGGAAGGAAAGGCAAAGAAACAGGCATTAAAAAAATACACCCGCATCAGAAACCAATAGAGTTATACGAAAAAATTCTTATTAAATTTGGCAAACAGGGAGATCTAATCCTTGATACTCACATGGGAAGCGGCTCTATTGCAATAGCTTGTAATAAATCAAATCCCAATTTATTACAAGCTTTGGGATTTGAATTAACCGCAGCCGAAATAGACAAAATACATTATGAAGACGCTTGCGGCCGCTTAAGAGAATATAACAGGAGGTAATTTGTAGAACAGAATAAAAACCCAAGAATTTCTAAGGACAGCTTAGAAAGACTAATCAAAATACGAAAACAAATCAAAGACAACCGCACGAACATGGACACCCGCTGGAAACAGACAGCGCAGTACATTAACCCAGATATGTTATGGCAGGACGAGCCGGACGCGGCGCAGAAGCCCGAAGACACCACACACATTTACGACACCACAGCTATTAAAGCAAGCAACACGCTCGCGGACGGTATTCAAGGCTATTCATTCGCGCGTAATCAGGCATGGTTTAAAGCGGCGCTTGAGGACGTTGAAGACATGAGCGATGAGGAAACGGCATGGCTACAACACGCCGAGAAACTCATGTACACCCAGACGCAGAAAAGTAACTTTTACGATGAAGGACGATCTTTCGTTAAATGTTGCGCCGACTTTGGTACCGCAATCATGACACGCGAGGACGATATTATCAGGCGCATGCCGTCTTATAAAACTCAGCATTTAAAGTATTGCGCTATTGACGAGAACCCATTCGGCGAAGTAGATGTTTTATTCCGTGATTTTTGGGTGGACGCTTACAAAGCGGCGGGAATATTCGGTAAGGATAGGCTGCCAAAGGTAATAAGAGAAGCTTATAACAAAGGGATCATGAAACTTTACAAGTTTACCCAGGCTATAGTCCCGGTTGACCGATACAACATAGACATTGACCGACCGCAGAACAAGGAATATTACACGGTATTTTGGGCAGACTTGGAGAGAAACGATCCCATCATGGACGGTTATTATCAGCTTAAGCCCTTCTTCTGTTGGAGATGGTCAAGAAACCTTGACGGCGGAGTGTGGGGAACAAACAGCCCCGGCACGATGGAACTCCCAGACATTAAGCAAGCAAACAGCGTAAGAGCGAATCTTTCAAGAGTTGAGCAGCTTATGGGTGATAAGCCAATAAAAGCGACAGAGGGATTGCAGGGTAGAATCAATCTTAGACCAAGAGGAATAACTTTTCTACGACCCGGCGAAGACTTTACGACCATGCAAAGCACAGACAACCCGCAGGGGATGATGGACGATCTCGACCGCTTACAGAGAGCCATTAACGAAGCCTACTATACCGACTTCTTTTTAATTCTCAGCCAGAACATGGAGAAACAAAAGACAGCGACAGAAGTTGCAGGTATTCAAGGTGAGAAAGCCGCTCTAATGTCAGCTTTCTATGGCAGATTATCAGCGGAATTCCTTGAGCCAATGCTTGAGGACTTATTCTCCATCGAGCTTATGAGCGGCAGAATACCACGACCGCCAGACAGTTTATGGCAGCAAGACAGACAGCTTCGATTGGATATGATAAGCCCGCTTGCCCAGATGCAGCGCAGATACCTAATGCTTGGCAGCAGTCAGCAAGCAATCGCCGAGATAGCAGCCTTAGCACAATTAAACCCGCAAATACTGGATAATCTCGACCTTGACCAACACGCGAGAAACATAGCGGACGCGCACGGACTGGATAAACGTGTAGTAATCGACATGGTAGACGTACAGAGAATGAGACAGGCAAGAGCCGAGCAGCAACAGGCTATGCAACAGCAGGCTATGCAAATGCAAGCCCTGGACGTAGGCAGCAGAGCCGCCGCGAATATCAGTAAATTACCGCCGGAAGCTATGCAGCAGATGGCGCAGGCAGAAGGAGTAATGTAATGCAATTAAAAGAACAAGCGCAGGCGGAACAGGAAGAGCGCAAGATATTCCGCAGAGTATTCGATACAGAAGACGGCAAGCAGGTACTCACTTATATCTTGAATGAGTGCAGATATTTTGCCGTAGAGCCAAACGACATGGATCCACTCTTACACGCATTCTGTAACAGATTGCTTAATAAGATTGGAATTATTCACTCTCACAATTTATTCGAGGACACGGCTGCTCGCGTAGATAACGCGAACGATCGCGATCTCTTATATATTTTAAACCAAAAAGAAGAATAGGAGGTATTTTGTAGAAGACAATAAAACGCCGGAACAGGAAACAGAATCACAGACAACGCCGGAACAGCAAACGGAACCCGCTGTAGAAGACGAATGGAAAGGCACTTGGGTTAGTCAGCTCGACAAGGACACCAGAGAAAGGCACAAAGATAGCTTAAAGGAACTCAAAGGCAAGAAGATGGGAGAAGTACTCGATGATTACTTCTCAGGCAAAACAAAGCTTAAGGACGCTATTATTCTACCGGGCAAGGACGCTAAACCGGAAGACATAGACGCTTTCTTAAAGCGTATGGACATCCCCAAGACGGCGGATGAATACAAGCTCGATGGCAAGCTAATCCCCGGCAACGACACCGACGAAACCAAAGCGACAGCGGCGAAGGGCTTGGCGGATCTGTTTAAAACTCTTGGGCTTACCAAAGGGCAAGCGACAAAGATGTATGAACAGTATGTAGGTCTTGTTAAAGGAGCAAACGAAGCGCAAGCGACTAAACAGAAAGCCCTTGCGGATTCATTCGAGGAACGTCTTTTAAAAGACCTTGGCGATGAGAAGACCGCAACCGAGACAAAGGAGTACTTTAAGCGCGCTTTAATCGCTTTAGGAGACAAAGACCTTGTTAAGGAACTCAGCGACAGTGGAATGCTTTACTCATCAAAATTTGTTAGAGGCATGGCGGATATTTTCAAAGCAGGAAACAAAGAGCCGCCAATCCCGCAGGCGGGTCCCGGCAGGGAAGAACCAAAGAAAGACGCGCTGCCAAAGAGCGATCAATTCCAGAAACAATACGGAGGTAAAAAATAATGGGAATACTTGATGATGTAATGGACGGCATTAACGCCAAAGAAAGCACAACCACGCAGACAACTGTTGCAGAAAGCGCAACAGCTCAAACGCCTGCTGCTGAAGAAAAAACTTTGCACAGTTACAGCGACAAATTCAAAGAGCAATACGGCGAAAGAAAGCAGGCTTAAGCCATGCTTAATTTTATTTTGGGAGGAGTAATATGAAAAAATTATTTTTCTTATTGCTTATCACAGTCGTCTTGGCTGTCTTCGCGTTCGCGCAGGAAGCTGAAGGTGACGGAGGCGAAACAAAGGAATTGCTTCCCGCGTTCGCGATGTCCGGAAACAACGTAGAGACCTGTGTTGTTACACCGGGTACGGCTTTAGTAATCGTTCCGCATGGGGTGGAACTGGTCGCTAATGAATATGAAATAAAAATGATTACAAATGAAAGTGAAAATGTTTCAAATGAAACTCTTAATCACATTGTGAGTAAACAAAAGGAGGTGATGTCCCTTTTGGGATTATCTTAACCGACTCTAAGAAAACAGGTTAGAAAACTAAACTGAGATAGCAGCGCAGTAAAATCTGCCGTTGGCAACCTGCGCTGCTGTTTGAAACAAGGAGTGAGTTATGAAAGCGATTATATCGCAGCCTATGAAAGGCAAAACACGAGAACAGATCATGCAGGAAAGAGAGCCAGTAATCAAAGAACTTGAGGCGAAAGGATATGAGATCGTAGATACCGTATACGGCGAACCGCCAGCAGACGGAAACATAGCTTTAAAGTGCCTTGCGTTAACCCTTAAAGCAATTGCCGATGTAGACTTTGTATATTTTATGCAAGGATGGGAAAATGCCCGAGGTTGTAAAATAGAACATCAGTGCTGCATGGATTATAATGTGCCATTTGGAACATATAATTAAAAAAATAGTTGACAAATATTTTATTATGTTGTAAATTATTTCTATTGACAGGTTGCTTCTCTTTGAGAGGCAACCAACTACCAGCATAGTTGGTAGAAGTGGAGACACTTCTCCCGGCATCTTGCTATTGAGGAGAGCCAGCTCATCGAGCATGGAGGAGACGAAAAGGCGTTTGCAAGCGCTGAGTACCGATCCGGCTATGTTAGTTGCTAGAGGCGGACCCGAAGGCGAGGAGGATAAATAAATCCTTCCGCCGGAGTGTCCCAAAAAAACTCTAGGAGATTAACATGGCAGTATTAGCCCAAAACAAGTATTTAACATTAGCCGAAGCCAACAAAGCGGCAGGCAATGTTGAAACCGCCAATCTTTTGGCAGACTTCCAACAGAGAAATAAATTCCTCGATGAAGTCCCGTGGTTTCCAGCCACGCACGGATCGCACACCGAAGAGCTTAGAGCAAAGAAGCTTGAGGGCGGCGATTTCACAGAAATCAATTCAGGTATCCCGAGAATTGGATCAACGGCAGATATTATAAAAGAATCTGTTAAGATTTACGAAGGTGAAAGCATCGTAGACGACAGACTACTTAAGTTCGCGGAAGATCCCTACAAAGCAAGAGATACTCACGACACGATGAATCTTGAAGGTATCTTCCAAGATTTTAACAAGCGCATTCTTTATCCCACCGACCCCGGCAACACAAGAGCATTTAAACCTCTCACAGAGCGTAAGAACGTAGTCGGCGGCAGGCAGAATTACTGTTTTTCCGCAGGAGGCACAGGCACAGGCTTAACATCAGCCTGGTTGTTTGAATTCGGGAAGAAAGGATTCCACTTCATTTACGGCAAGCACACAAGTCCCGGTCTTTCAAACGAGGACAAAGGCTTGCACCGCATTGAAGCACCGGACGGCAAAGGCGCCATGTACGGATGGGTAAGGCACTACGCGATCAATTCAGGGATCATGGAATACAGACCCAATGCTTTCATGAGATTTGCCAACATCGACCCCAACAGCGAAGTTACCGATGGCAGCCCGAATTATTTAAAGATCAGGGACATTATTCTCAAAGCAAAACCATTCTTACCCACACCAACAGGAAGCAACGCCGTAATGTTTGTCAGCCCTTCCATTTACGGACAGCTTGAAGTACAGGCATACGAGAAAGGCAACGCCTCGATCACAATCAGGGAAGTCGAGAATTTTGGAACTCTTTTAAGGGTAGCCGGAATTCCTGTCCTGCCTTGGGACGCAATAACAGAAAACGAAGCAGAAGTACTCGCGGCATAGCGAACAAGCCCGGATGTTTATTTCCGGGCAATTAAATTTTAAGGAGAAATCATGACCGATTTTTTAAACAGGTTTGGTGTTACAACCAACCAAGGCTCAGAAAATATTCTGGACTTTAACGCGATTGACGAAAGAGCGGCGATGCAATCCCATCGCACAGGCGAGCAGCACGATTCTACAGCCGTGTTTCATATAGCCGCCGACTTCACAGGGAACGTTACCCCGAAGCTAATCCACTGCGATACAGAGGGCGGAACATATACCGATCTTGTGGTCGGCGCTACCGTAACCGATCCAAAAGCCGGAAACTTCGCGGTAATTCCAATGCCAAAGACGCATAAGAGATATGTGAGAGCAACTCTTACCGCCGCAGCATCGGGAGCGACCATCGAGGCATTTATCCAGCCGGGACCATCCCAGCCCAGATAACGTAACGAGCCCCGGCGTTTAGTCCGGGGCAACTATATTTTAAGGAGACTTGAATGAAATTTATATGTAACACAGAATTCTTTGAAGGCAAGCGTTTATTTTACGGAGGCAACTCTTACGACTTAAACGAAGAAGCCGCAGAAAAATTGATCGCCCTGGACAAAAAGAAACCTCTTGGCGCTCTCTCTTACTTTGACCCCGCGGACGACGACGCTGACAAGTTTGTTAAAGCGAACAAAGGCAAAGTAAAGGGCGGAAAGAAAGCCGACCCCGCGGACGATGACGCGGATGAGGTTGAGGATATTACGCCTCAGCCGACAAGAGAGGAGCTATTCGCAAAAGCTCAGGAACTTGGTCTTGATGTCCCAAAAAACATAAGCACAGCCAAGCTTATCGCGGCAATCGAAGAAGCGAGCAAAGAATAAAGGATGTTACCTTGTTTGAAGTAAAGCATATATTACTTACAGATCCAGAAGATCCGGTTATAAGAGATATTACAACCAGAATGTCAAGGTTTGTTTGTAATTTAGAAACAAATGAAGAATGCCTCAAAGAAGAAGCCTTCATAATAGAAACAGAAGTTCCTATTGTTTTAAAATGCTATGCTCCAGACAAGGTAACTAATGAAAAAAATGTTTATTTAACTCCAAAAGAACAAAGAAGCGGAAGCAGAATTTTTATAACACCAGGAGTTATAGCCCTTGTAATGTTTCTTAAAACACCATGTATTAATTTAAAATCCGCTAAAGAAGCGACTTCTTTATTTATTGATTATTTTGTAAAGCGAATTAAAGGCGCCTATTCAGATAATAACGATATACTAATCAACGGTAAAAAGATATTAGGCTTAGCTTTTCATTGTAATCCTGAGCTTGAAACATCAAATATAAAATTCATGCTCACTTTTAATTCAGATTATATTAAATCCCTTATTAACAGTGATGATTTTACAGACAGAAAATATAGTGATATTACGGGTATATGTAACGAGACTAATTTAAGCGCAGACGCTGTAAGAAATATAGTAAACGGATTTATAGATGTGGTTTTATCTTGGAGGGATAATGTCTAATAGCGTAAATTATACTTCCTCTTGGACACAGATATGTAACCGCGCGCTTGGAAGGCTTGGAGCCGCCGAAATAAAAGACTTGGACGAAGGCACGAACAGCGCTGGATTTTGCGTGAGATTTTTACCGCAGGCGATTGAAGACGTGCTTGGACAGTACGATTTTAAATTCGCGCGCCGCAGAACACGCCTTGCCTTAAACGCAGATAGACCTAATTTTGGATGGCGATATCAATTCCAGTTACCATTGGATTTAATTAGAATTATTGACGTATTCGGCGGAACTAACTTAAGACCAGAACGAAATGAAACTACATCATATCAGATAGAAAATGGAATGATACTCGCGGACGTAGAAGCGATACAAATAGTTTATACAATAAGACCGGATAATCCTAACAACATGCCCGGAGCAGTGAGAACAGCTATCAGTACCCACCTTGCTTATTTATTGTCTACGCCATTGACTTCCAACGAGCAGTTAATTGCTTTACTTGCTGCGGAAAGCCAGAGAGCTATAAATCAAGCGAAAATAGAAGACGCGCAAATGAATTACGATCCTGAGGCAAAAGGACAGGATTTCCATGTGGAGAACAGAAGATGAATATAAGTCTTTTATTTAACGTATTCACAGGAGAGATTAGCCCCTTAATAGAAGGTAGAATTGACAGCCCCATAAATGAGATGGGCGCGACACGCATGGAGAACTTTATACCAATGCTTACAGGAGGTATAAGAAAAAGACCCGGAACATGGTATGATGGAAATACACTTGAAAATAAAAAAGCGAGACTTATAGAATGGCTGCTGTCCGACGGCACTTGCATTTTACTAGAATTGACCGAAGAGATGATACGAATATGGAGAGCCGGAGATGACGAAGAATTTAGATTGCTAGAAACAACGCCAGAGATAGAAGTTGATTATACAGGAATTAATTTAAGAGAAATACAGTACGCAGCCTCAGCAAATACTATATGGTTTGCGCATAATATGAAACCAGTTATTAAACTGGAATGGAACGGAAGTATTGTGGAATTATCTCGACCAATTTTTACAAGAGTTATAGCGAAACAAATTAAAGTAGATGTAAATTGTAACGAATGCAAAGGCGTAGGGTCGTTTACCGCAGGGCAAAAATGTCCTCATTGTAACGATGGGCAAGTAGCCATTGGAAATGGAATAGTAGAAAAATTAAC